GCCACTGCCCCCACGATCACCCCGCTGAGCCTGTTGAGTTCCGCGCTCGATCGCGGTGTCGACGAACAGGTGCTGTCTCAGCTGATCAGCCTGCACGAGCGCAGCCTGGCGGATGAGGCACGCCGAGCCTTTGAGACAGCCCTGACGGCTGCCAAGGCCGAGCTCCCGGTGATCGCGAAGACCCAGATCGCCAGTATCGGGAGCAAACACTACCGCCATGAGGATCTGGCCGAGATCGCCCGCGCGATCGGGCCAATCCTGGCGCGTCACGGGCTGGCCTACCGCTTCCGCTCCAACAGTGACGGCGAGAGAGTGAGCATCACTTGCGTGATCTCGCACCGCGATGGCCATAGCGAGGAGAACAGTCTTAGCGCCGGCGCCGATCATAGCGGCGAGAAGAACGCGATCCAAGCGATCGGATCGACGCTGACCTATCTGCAGCGGATGACGCTGAAGGCAGCGTTGGGGCTCGCAGCCGCCGAGGACGATGACGGCAAGGCCGCCAGCACGGCCGAGACCATCACCCGCCAGCAGACCCGGGAGCTTCTTGCGCTGATCGACGAGGTCGGCGGCGAGCGCGAGGCCCTGCTGCGCTTCTTCAAGATCAAGGCTTTTGCCGAACTGCCGGCGCGCCGCTTCCGGCAAGCGCTGGTGATGCTCAATGCCAGGAAGGGACGGGGCTGATCATGCTCGAGATCATCAACTGCACACAAGGCTCATCCGACTGGGCGCAAGCGCGCCTGGGCATCCCGACCGCGTCCGAGTTCGCCTCGATCCTGACCAAGGGACGTGGCGGTGCCGAGAGCCGGACCCGGCAGACCTATCTCTACAAGCTCGCTGGCGAACGCCTGACCGGTGAGGTGATGGAGGGCTTCACCTCTCCACATATGGAGCGCGGCAAGCTGATGGAGGAGGAAGCCCGCAGCGCCTATAGTTTCGTCACCGGCCTGGATTGCGAGACCGTTGGGTTTCTGCGGCGCGGGCGAGCCGGCGCCTCGCCCGATGCGCTGATCGGCCAGGACGGCCTGCTCGAGATCAAGACCAAGCTGCCGCATCTCCTGATCGAGGCTCTGCTCAAGGGCGAGTTCCCGCCTGAGCACAAGGCGCAGTGCCAGGGACAGCTCTGGATCGCCGAGCGCGATTGGATCGATCTTGCAATCTATTGGCCGGGCTTGCCGATCATGATCACCCGAGCCCATCGCGACGAAGCCTTCATCACCGAGCTCAGCACAGCCGTCACACAGTTCAACGAGGAGCTCGATCGGATCGTTACGCAGGTCGCCGCTTACGGGCGGCTGGAGGCAGCCTGATGGGTGGGCGCCGCGAGTTCACCCGCAGCCAGAAGATTGCCATGCTCAAGCGAGCCATGGATGAGCGCGGCTGCATCCGCTGCGAAGGCTGCGGCCTCAATGTCTCCGGCAAGGTCGTCGAGTTCGACCATGTCATCCCGGAAGCGCTGATCCTCGACAAGACCAGAGAGCTTTCGATCGAGGACGGGCGCGTTCTCGGCCGTGACTGCTGTCATCGCGCCCCCGGAGGGAAGACTGCTCGGGATCTGGCCGCGATCGCCGAAGCCAAGCGGCGCGAAGCCCGCCATCTCGGCATCCGGCCACTCATGTCGCGCGGGTTCCAGAGACCGTCGCCCCAGATGAGAGCCTCCCGCCCCCTCGCCAAGCCTGCGGCCTGGCGCCGCGACGATCAATGACCCTTTGCACGATGGAGTTCACATCCGTGTCTTCGACAACGTCCTATCTACCGCAGCGCAGCCGCTGGCGGGTCTTCGCCATCGCCATGATGCTGGCCAGTGCCGCCAGCGCGTGCGTCCCGCGTACCGCCATGCGCTTCGATCGCTACGACGGACGCAGCGATGCCAGCGCGGTCGCACAGTTCCAGCAGGATGACGCCATCTGCAAGGGCGAAGCCGCCAAGGCCCAGGCCATGGCGGCTCCGATCTATATGGGCCGTAGTCTCGCCGATGCGATGGAGGCCGGCATGCTGGAAGGCCAGCGCAACCAGGCGCTGAGCCAGATCATGGTCGGCTGCATGGCCGGTCGAGGCTACAGCATGACCGTCGTGACGGTGCAGCCCTAGCACCAGGAGCGTCGTGTCCACCTCACGGCCGAACACGACGCTGCGGACGTATGATCCGCTGCGGACGCTCACGGATCGTCGGCGTCTTCGCGGTCAGGTACTTGAGAGCCTGACTGGTCGCATCGACCTGATCATCGTTGCGCGCCAGCGGGAAGGCCAGGAGCTCACCTAGATAATCGGCGAGCCAGCTAGTCTCGCGCGGCAGGAACACCTGCCCCGCCTCGAAGCGCGCGGCCTGCGCCATCAGCCTGGCCTGCTTATCGATCCGCGACTGCTGCAGCAGCGGATGCAGCGCACCGGTACGCCGCAGGTCCTGCGACAGCGCCCGACCGAGCTCGGTCTCCTCGACCAGCGTCGCGTCAACCGCATGAGTCCGCGAGAGCTCGATCATCTTGCGGCGCAGCTCCGGCGCTTCCCAGCGCCCCCGGACAAGGTCGATCAGGTAATAGCTCTGCCCGATTGCCCCCCAGACCATCCCGACCGACCAGTCGGAATGCTCGGCCTGGGTCGAAGCCGTGTCCCAGGACGCAACCTTCAGATCGAACGCGGCCGGCCGCTCGTCGTAAGAGAGCAGCCAATCGCGCTTGATGATCTGCCCTTCGGCCGGCAACGGGTTCTGCTGATACTGCGCCGAGAAGTTCAAGGCGCCGAGATTGCGCTTGATCGCCTCGAGATCGGCAAAAGTATCACGGCCGACATGCATGATCTCACCCTGGCGGCGCCGATAGAGCGCCTCCCGTCCTTGGCCGATGCGGTAGCAGCAATCTTCCGGCGCGATAGCGGGGATCGAGAGAACCTCCCAATCCTCCTTCTCCAGGACATGCCCGACCAGATCATCCTCGTGCAGGCGCTGCATCACGATGACGATGGCGCCATTCTGACGATCATTCAGCCGGGAGTAGAGCGTACCGTCATAAAACGCCTGAACACGACGCCGGGCCGCCGCCGACAAGGCGGCTTCAAGCCCGCTGATCGGATCGTCGATGACGATCAGATCGGCGCCACGCCCCAACACCGAACCGCCAATCGAGGAGGCATACCGATAGCCGTGCTCGGTCGTGCGGATCTCCTGGCCCCGATTGGCCTTGATCGCGAAGGCCGGGAAGGCGCGACGATACCAATCGGAGGTCACCACGCTGCGGAAGGCTGCAGCGTGGGTCAGCGAGAGTTCCTGCGCGTAGCTGATCGCCATGATGCGCTTGCGAGGATCATGGCCCATCAGCCAGGCGGTGAAGGCGATCGTCACGCAGATCGACTTGGCCGAGCGCGGCGGCACATTGATGATCAGCCGCTTGCACTCCCCGCTCCAGACCCGCATCAGCTGATAGGCGATCGCCTCGATATGCCAGTTGTGCTGGTAGGCCGTTCCTGGCTCCAGCGTCACGAAGCTCTGCTCGATGAAGCTCGCCAGATCGCGGCGCAGGATATCAGACAGGGAGGCAGCCTCAGTCATTGCCGCCTCCCTCTGCCAGCTCCCGCTCCCGAGCACGGAACCGCTCCTTCAAGTCCGCTTCGTGCTCGCCAATGTCCTCCTCGGTCGGCGGGGCGGCCGCGCGGGCGCGCTCCCTGACCTCCAGATATTTGAAGAGCTCGCGTTTGGCAGAGGCTTCTCCCTTCAAGGCACCATCGACGGTTTGACGGATCAGCACCTCAAGCTTCGTCACCGCCTGAGAACGACCCTTGCGGGTCACCATGATCCGTTCCGCGAGCACATTGTCGAACAAGGTCATCATATCCAACGCGGGCGCCGCCTTGCGGCGCCCGGACGGATTACCGCTCTGTCCTTTGCGGAAGCGCGTATGCTCGGGCGGCTTTTTATAGCCTACGGCGGGGGGAGTATCCTCACGCGACATGGCCCCCTCCAACGCTCTCGTCGGGCACCGTGCGGGCGTTGGCATCGCGCCCGCGCTGCG